AAGGTGAATATAAATCAATCAATGTTATTGTTTACTATAGTTGTATTGATAATAGTTTTTTCTGGAATGTTAACAGGGGTAGTGAAATGATTCACTATATCAAATCTATTAATGTTCTCATTAAAAGCTTAGAAGAGTTAAAGGAAAGTTTCAATGAGTAAGATTAACGTGCGTTCAAAAGGAGCTTCTGGTGAGCGTGAATTCTGTAAATGGCTTTACGAAAACATGAATGTTCCAATGCCTACTAGAAATTTAGAACAAGTTCGTTCAGGAGGTTCAGATGTTACGGATATAGAGCCTTTTTTCTTTGAAGTAAAAAGATGCGAAGTTTTAGACTTTGATTCTTGGTGGAGGCAAGTCGTAGTAGAAAAAAAGAAGTCGTTTGAAAATGTTGTTCCAATAGTCGTGTTCCGTCAAAATAGGAAACCTTGGGAATTTCTAATACCCGCCACGGAAATAGGATGTACTCGTGGGTATATTAGAATTTCGCAAAGAATATTTATTGAATGGGCTTCAAAAATTTTAGAAAAAAAATAGCTTGCCGTTACTACAACAACATGCTATGCTTGCAATAGCCATAGTTAAAGAATTTAAAGATGCCTAAAAAGTATAAAGACATTTCCCACAAGGGCGATTATTTTCTTAAATCATTGGAAGAAAATGAACGTAAGGAATTAGAGCCGTTCATAAAGAACTTTGAATTATCCTGTATCTTGAGTAGTTTTGAAGAAGCATTGTTAGTGATTCCATTTGATGTTGAAAAACATAATGCAGGGTTGCAGGCTATTCATAATTATATCCGGCAATTGATTATAGCGAGGCTTGGCGAGAAAATGTTATTTGACGCTGTTTATAAAACAGATAAATCAAGCAAAGATTCTGCCAGTGTATTAATTAAGAGAATGACTAAAGACCCTACCGAAGATAATACAGGCGGCTTTCCTACCGTTCCAGAAATCAATGTTAATTTTGTAAAAGTGAAATTGTGATAAATTCCCTTTCAAATGCAGAGGCTAAAAGGATTGAGCAAATTTCAAAGGTGCATTCTGTTAGTAAAGTTAAGAAAATTGATATAGATTTTCCTGAGCCCTTTCAAGATCTATTTATTCCATTCCGTTTTAAAGTTTATCATGGTGGCCGTGGTTCTGCTAAGTCATGGTCTATAGTTCGTGCTCTTATACTTCGCGCTATGGGTGCTCAAGAAAGAATATTATGTGCTCGTGAATTTCAGGCCTCTATAAAAGACTCTGCAAAACAGTTAATCAGTGATCAAATAGAATTAATGGGGTTTAGTGCATACTTTCATATAACTCGTGATGCTGTTGTATGCAAATTAACAGGAGCAACATTTTTATTCTCTGGTTTATGGCACAATCCACAAAAAATTAAGTCAATGGAAGGCGTAACAATTTGCTGGGTTGAAGAAGCTAATACTGTTTCACAAACAAGCCTTGATTTTCTTATTCCTACCATCCGTGTTGAAGGTAGCGAAATTTGGTTTAGTTTTAATCGCAACTTACCTTCTGATCCTGTCGATAAAATGTTTTTATCTGAAGAGGGGGTAAAAAGAACTAATGCAATAGTCCATCATATTAATTATGACCAAAACCCATACTTTACTAAAATACTTCGTGATGAAATGGAATATGATAGGCAGCATGATTATGAAAAGTATGAACATGTATGGAAAGGACTACCAGTTAAACATAGCGAAGCAAGAGTATTTAAGAAATGGAAAATTGATGGTTCTATAATACCAAAAGAAGATGAAACTTTTTATTATGGCGCAGATTGGGGATTTGCCAACGATCCAAATACGCTTATCCGTTGCTGGGCTGATCATGATAAACGAATAATTTACATAGACCAAGAAGCTTATGGACTTGGAGTAGAAATTGACGATACGCCTAGTATGTTTGATAGGGTGGCGGGTAGTAGGAAATGGATGATAACTGCCGATAGTGCAAGGCCTGAAACAATTAGCTATATGAAGCGCCAAGGATTTAAGATGCGTTCTGCTAAAAAAGGGAAAGGATCGGTTGAAGAAGGAATAAAATTTTTACAATCCTACATGATTGTTGTACATGAAAGGTGCAAGCATGTAATTGATGAATTTAAACTATATTGTTATAAAACAGATAAGCTCACAGGCGAAATACTTCCACTGCTTGAAGATAACAACAACCATTTAATTGATGCGCTAAGATATGCGTTAGAAAAATTAGCATTTAACAGGACAATGATTAACATTGGATGATATTATGAAATTCAAATTTTGGAAAAAGAAAAATATTGAAAGAAAATCAGCAACACTAGGATTAAACGATGAGCTAGGTAGTTTTTTAATTTTTGGAACAAGAGAGGGAGCATCAACACCTTCTTCAGCATTATCATTGTACGACGATTCAACAGCGGTTAGCGTTCCGGTAAATTTAGTAGCAGAGTCGTTCGCATCTATTGAGCCCGTGTTGAAAGTAGATGGAAAGATAATTACTAAACACCCAATACTTGACTTACTTGCACAACCAAGTCCATTTTACACACAGGATTTATTCTTTGAAGTTTTAGGGAAAGACTATCTGATAACCGGCGAAACTGAAATTGTAGCATTAGGATCAGTTAATAGCCCTCCCCTAGAGCTTCAACCAATAAGCCCTAAAAATGTTTCTATCAATCAAGGCTCTGGAGGTATTAATTCGAGAATTATTGTTAGTGGAGAAACATTAACAGGAAGTTATAACATTGCTAAAACAAAAAGGCGTGTCCGTTATCTTAATGGCAGCCTTTTGGAAATTAAACAGATACGGAACTACACCACAAAAGAAAATTCATTATTGCGTGGGCAGTCACTGCTAAAATCAGCAAGCGCAGAAGCACGGCAACACATACAAGGGAATAATCATAACGTCTCTCTATTAGAAAATGGTGGGAGAGTTAGCTTAGTGTTCCATTTTGATGAAGACTTAAATCCTGATGATTTTGAGGCAGTTAAAGAAAGAGTTTTATCCCAGTATGGAGGAACAGGAAACGCGGGTAAAATTGGAGTTACTTCTGGTGGAAAATTAGATATTAAAGAAATGGGAACAAGCAATAAAGACATGGACTTTGCTAACTTGCAGGAAATAGCGAAGCGGGCAGTAGCGTTGCAATATAAAGTTCCTCTTCCGTTAGTAACAACCGATGCAGCAACATTTAATAATTATGTAGAAGCCAAACTAGCACTATATGACGATGCTGTATTACCGCTGGCAGATAGAATATTTGCAGGGCTAACAAATTTATTAGTGCCTAGGTACGGGTTAGATCCCGCAAAAGTTAAGATAACTTATGATGAGGATCAAATAACAGCACTTGAAAAACGCCGCAATGAAAATTTAAAGTTGCGTAGGGATTTGAATTTAGAATCAACAGATGAATTACGTGAAGTTATCGGCAAGGGAAAGGTAGATGGGGGAAGTGCAATAATGGTTCCGTCTAATCTGATTCCATTAGGTACAAATTTGTTTGAAGAAGGCGCAGAAGTAGCAAGTGGGTTAGCACGAGACGAAGAAGATGTCTAGCCACCAAGCAAGAAGGGATTTGAAAGATAAGCTTGTTTTTGAAAGACAGCTAATGCGTAAATTAAATGCACTTAGCAGAAGGATAGCAAGAAAGCTAATAAGTGAATTTGCAAACGGAAAGAAGATATTAAGGGCTGAAGAATTTAGAGAAGAGTTAGAGGCAATAATATTTATTCACTATAAAAGAGTTGCTAAGGAGTTTAGTCGCAGGCTTACAGAAGACATGCCTAAAAAAATAGCAGTAACAGAAGAAGAAAGGAAAGTTATAGATGATGCCCTGAATATCTATTTCCTTTCTCTAGCAGGTGAGCAAGCGCACCTAATAACAAAAGTGACTCAGGTTAATATTGATGCAGCATTTGCAGAAGCACAAGAACAAAGCAATGAAGACGATTTAATAAAAGCATTTACTCCTGTTCAGCTTGCCGTTATAGCCGCTACAAATTTGGTTAGGAAATTATCCGGCAGGTCAACAACAATCGCAGCTTATGAAACTCAAATTTCTTCTGAAGTTTCAAAGGTTGTTGAAGGGCAAGTTTTATCAGGCCAGTCTCCAAGCGTAACAACAGGTTCTAGAAGAAAAGCAAAAGTAAAAAAAGAATGGGTAACAATGGGGGATGAAAAAGTAAGGGACGCACATGTTGGAGCCGACAGTCAGGTTAGAGATGTCAACGAACCATTTGACGTAGGTGGCGAACAACTTATGTTTCCCGGGGACACTTCCCTCGGTGCATCAGCAGGGAATGTTATCAATTGCAGGTGTGCATCCGTTATTAATAAAACAGAAGTTTATGCAGCAAGGCGTGATAAAGATGAATTACTTGAATCTATACGGGAGTCATTATAGTGAAAAAGAACATTGAAACAAAATTTTTAGGCGGTAGAGTTTTAGAAACAAAACAAGAAGACCGTAACGGTGTTTCTATCGGAATAGTCGAAGGCTATATCGCAACATTTGATATTGACCGTGGTGGTTGGGATGGAATTAGAGATCAATTTGTTAAAGGTGCGTTTATAGCTTCTATCATAGAGCATAAACAACGGAATCGCCCGATACGACTAAAAGACAACCACGGAAGAACAATCGGTGGTTTCCCTATTGACTCAGTGCGTGAAGATGAACGTGGTTTATTCGGCATTGGCGAAATAAACTTAGATGTCCAACAAGGTAAAGAAGCTTTTGCATTGGCGAAGCAAGGCGTGTTGTCTGACTTTTCTATCGGGTTTTCAATTGATGAATCTAGCCTAGATGAGCAAAATCAATTACGAACTATTACTAAAGCCGTTATTTGGGAAGGTTCTATTGTTGATGAGCCAATGAACCCGATGGCTAATATAACAGGGGTTAAGAATATGAATAAATTTCAGGATTTACCATTAGCGAATAAAGATACAGAATGGAATATGGAGGAGGCCTTCAAACGCGTGGATAAATATGCAATGGAGTCATCAGAAAACTTTGATAAGACTATTTCAAAAGTGATGATACAGGAAAAAGTAATTAATACGTTAATTGCAGATGTAATTGATGGAAAATTAGCCGTTATTCCAAAAGCATTACATTCTGTTTCTAAATACGTGGGGAAAATGAAAGAAGATGAGTTAAGGTGTGATGCAATTAAACATCTTGAAAAGTACTATGCGAAAATGAATGTTAAGTCTCCATTTAAAGAAGAAGAAAAGCAGTTTTTTAATATTGAAGAAGCAAAAGAGTTTACTCAGCGCAGTTTAGAAAAGTCTTTAATTAAATCAGGTTCGTTTTCTAAAGAAGCTGCGAAACTTATCGTTAGTAAAACGAATTTTGAAAAAGAGATTGTTAAAGAAAATAATTCACAGAAATTAATTGATGAATTAAAATCTTTATCAGAATTAATCAAGAAAAAATAAACCTTTACATATAGGCATATACCTGCTATGCTTGCAAAAGAACAAATTTATAAGCCAAACAGGTCAACGGGACGTTGCTTCTGTCGCTTCAACGAGAAGTTGAATGCTAGGTAAGATAATTTATTTATTAATTATTTAACTAACAGGAGCGATAGACTAATGTCTGAGCCTACCCAACAAGAAGTCATGGAAGCAGTATCTGCACTCCGTGGCGAATTTGAAAAGTCAGTTCCCAATCAAGAAGTAATGGAAAAAGCAAATGCTTTTCTTGATAAGCAAGAAGAAATTAACCAGAAAAATATCACTGATTTAAAAGCCTCTGAAGAACGTGAAGCTGAATTGAAAGAACGTATGGAAGCTATTGAACTTGAATTAGTTCGTGGCAAGCCATCCAGTGGAAAAGACTACCATGATTCTCCTGAATATAAAGCTCTTGGTTCTATGGTTGCCAAAGGCGTTGACTTTATGAGTAATGAAGAAAAAGCATTACTCCGTACAGACAATGACACGGCAGGTGGTTATCTAGTAGTCGGTGAAATGGACAACATGATCACCAAGAAAATTACTGAAATCAGTAATATTCGTTCTATCTCTCGCGTTCGTACAATCAGCTCCAAATCTTTGGAAATGCCAATCCGTACGGGTATTCTTACTGCGACGTTTGAAGGTGAAGCTGAAAGTGATAGCGATAGTATTAGCCAATATGGTTCAGAAAGCCTTACACCTTTCCGTCAATCTGTAACTGTTCCAATTACTAAAGATATGCTTATGGATGCAAGCTTTAACATGGAGTCTGAAATTCTTAACGACGCCGCTGAAGCATTTGCACAAAGTGAAGGTGCTTTCCATGTTAATGGTGATGGTGTCAAAAAGCCAGAAGGATTCTTAACTGATAGCGACATTTTAGCAGGTGCTAGAACCTCAACAACTTCTGGTACAATTGATGCGGATGACGTTATCTTATTAACTGGTGATTTGAAAGTTGGTTACAATCCTGTTTATGTTATGAATCGTCGTACTCTGGCTTTCTTACGCACATTAAAATCTGCTGATGGTGTTTTCTTGTGGCAGCCGGGATTAAATGGTCCAGTTGCAAATACTCTTAATGGATACAACTATCTTTTGGCAAACGATATGCCAGACATTGCATCCAATTCTTTGTCTATCGCATTTGGTGACTTCCAGCGTGGTTATACTATCATTGATCGTACTGGTGTTAGTGTTATCCGTGATGAGTTTGCACAAAAACGAAAGGCTATTATTGAATTTACAATCAATCGCTATACAACGGGTCAAGTCACTTTGTCTGAAGCAATCACATTGCTGAAAACTAAGGCGTAATTATTTGAGGGCGAAAGCCCTCCTTTTAAAATATAATTAGGAGAATATCATGGAATATGATCTTCATAACAACATTAAGACATCTCTTGCTTTAGCTGTCCAAGACATTACTACAAACACAACAACTGTCGGCGCAATTATTGATACTAAAGACTTTGAAAGTCTTGAATTTTCAGTCACATCAGGGACTCTTACTGATGGTGCATACGCATTTGTTCTTGAAGAAGGCGACGCATCAAACTTATCAGATGCAGCGGCAGTTTCAACTGACGAAACTTTAGGCTCTTTGACTGGTTTCGTTGCCGCAGATGACGACACTGTTAAGCGTGTCGGTTCTATCGGCAAAAAACGGTATCAGCGGCTGTCAATTGTTTCAACTGGAACTACATCAGGCGGTACTAATTTCACAGGTACTGCTATTCAAGGCAACGCAAAGACTATGCCTGTTCCAAATCAGTAAGTAGGTTATTGAGGCATTAAGCCTCAATTCTTTAATTAGGAGATATCATGAGTGATTTTATATTAGTAAAATTTAAAGAAGAGGGTAAGTGGGCTGATAATCCTGCCGATCCAATTTTTGAAGTTAAGGCTGGAGAAGAGTGTGAAGTGTCGGCAAACTTTGCAAACATGTTAGCCGAATCAGGAAAAGGAAAGATTGTAAAGAAGAAAACTACCGTAAAAGAACCTAAAGAACCTAAAGAAGGTGATCCATGTGTTCTTGAAAATGGGAAAGAAGGTTTTATTGATAAAAGCGGAAAGTGTATTAAAGGCTAATGTCTGACTTTTACGAATTAAAAACTGCTGGAACTTCGCCTTTGTCTTTGACAGAGGCGAAAAGTTTTATGAAAGTTTCATCAAGTTCTGATGATACTATTATCGAAGGCATAATTAATTCAGCCACGGAATGGGGTCAAAAATATACTGGAAGGGAATTTACAAATAATATTTGGCTATTATTTCTTGATTATTTTCCATCAAGAATAACATTAAATAGAGATCCCGTTGATAGCATAACTAGTGTTAAGCATTTAGTTTCTGATGTTAATACAGCCGTTGACAGTTCTATTTACTATTTAAAAAAAGAAACTCAGAAATCTGAAATTGTATTATTAGAAAATAATGAATGGCCGACTAACACAGATGAGCGTGAGCAAGCCATTGAAGTTGAATTTATTACTGAGAGCTATTACTGCAAAGAAGAAATTTTAAACTCCTTAAAAAGGCATGTCTCATATTTATATAGCAATCGTGGGGACTGTGCTGATACCAAGGATGCTGCCGATAGCTCTGGAGTAACTTTTATGTATGATCAATTTAGAATAAGCCGAGTTTAGGAATGTCAGAAACATTAACATCAAAGATCAGTAATAAAAATTGGACTAATCTAACGATATTGGCAAGTGCCACTAATTTTCAAATTAGTAATTCCGGTAATGCAGTTTTGGTTTTCGTTCAGTCTAAGAATCAGCCACTAGATGATTCAACAGATGGATTTAGATTAAATGAAGATGCAGCGGCTGACGTTTCCGCACCTTCTGACTTTTTTGTTTGGGTGAAAGCTCTAAATATTGGTGGGATTGTTTCCTATACCTCGAATTCTGGAGGCATAAGCACGGTAACAGCATTCGCAAGAAGAAGTTTAAGCCCGCAGGTTTTATCGAATCCTTCAACTGCAATTTCAAAAGGTGATACTCAGGTTATTCTTGCAAGTTCATCTGGATTTTCCCAAGGGCAAAAGATACAGATATCAGAGGGATTGCTATCTGAAAACTATGTTTATGAAATAACACAATCACCATCTGGTAGTACGATAACACTTGACGCCCCTATAGCTTTTGATTTTTCAACAAGTGCAATAGTCGAAGCAATATCAAC